TATATTGTATGCAAATTCACAAACTATTTCTGTTCCCTTTACATTTACTCTAAATGATTCTGAAGGGTCACCAAATGAAGGTTGTACTCTAGATTGAGCTGCTAAATGAAATATTAAATCATAATCTTTATCAATATTATCTATAGTTGAAATATCACCATGCCAATATCTACAACCCTCAACTTCATTTTCTACAGTACCTGTAGAGTAATTATCTAAAGAATGAAGTTCATGCCCCTCATCTAATAATCGTTTTATTAAATTACTTCCTATAAATCCTGCTCCTCCTGTAACTAATATTTTCATTTTTCTTCTGCAGTAAATATTCCAATAAAATCTAAAGCTTCTATATAATCTCCTTCACCAAATTCCTTTAAAGTACTCATATCCATTCTCCACTCATAATATTCACCTTCTTTATGTGGGTTAGGATATTTTTCCTTTTCTTCTTCTTTAACAGGTACTGCTAAAACCGCAGCCCATTTCCAATCAGATGAACTTTTACCATTAGCAAAAACCATTCCTTTTCCTGGCATGTTAACTGTTGAAGGCATCCAAATTTTTCCTTCTTCGTCTTCACCCATTAACTCTTTATAAAGATTAGGAAGTAATTCCATTTGTTCATTAAAAAATTGTGTATCTTTTACTAATAAACTGTTAGTTATAAAACCACAACCATAACATTGGTAGTTTTTAATTTTATCATTTACTTCTTGTACATAGCATGCATCTGATCCACATCTATCACATATTATTAAATTATCCATATTATTGTAATGTTGGTAGCTTAACTCCTTTAATCTCAGGTAATTTTAAACTTACTTGAGAAGGAACGTCGACATTTTTATCTAAAATATCTATTAATTTTGTTTTCATTGCCCCATAACTAAAGTTTTTCTTTAATCTACTATTTAAAGTTTTACTTTGTTTACTCCACTTTTTATAGTTTTTCTTAACATCTTTTAGAAAGTGTCCTAAATGACCATGATCAACTTCAAACCATTCAGAACCTTCAATTAGTACATCTTTTTGTACTGAAGAAGGATCAAGTTTAGCTAATTTACCTCCCATTAATGGTGATAATTTAGGATTTAAAAAGTCAATATGTCCACTCCAAGCTGTTGCCATTACAGGTTTTCCTGTTAAAGCAAACTCTAATAAAGGTCTACCAAATCCTTCTCCTTTAGTAGCACTAACCATAGCTTTAATTTTAGGATGGTTATATAATTCATTAATTTCACTATCTGATAAATCTCCATGAATTAAATAAACATTTGGTAATTTTTCAGAAGGGATTGATTTACGAATAGAATGTATTCTTTTCATTATTTCCCTTCTATCCATATGTGATCCTTTACCAATACTTGTTTTTAAAATTAAGGCAGGAGAATTAGATTTATTTTTAAATACTTCATAAAAAGCTTTAATTAATAACCCAACATTTTTTCTATCATGTCCTAAATTACCTTGTAACCAATGTCCCACAAATAAATAAGCGAATTTTTCAGGAATATCTTGGATATAATCAAATAACTCTTTATTAGTAAACTCTTTAATTCCTTTATAAACATCTAAATTAGCACCTTCAAATAATACTTCAACAGGGGTTTGAAGTTCTAAAGTAGTATCTTGTCCTGTTTGTTCATTTTTAACTGTGTATTTTGTATGTTCAAATACCTTTTTACTATGTTCTGATGAGGTTAATATAAGATCCATTCTATTACACCCATCAATCCATTGAGGAGCACAAGCTGTTGTTTCAATCCCAGCTGTAAGTCCTATATTATATACTCCTACTTTTTGAAATTCATTAGGAACTGTTACTTGACACCAAATATCAGGTTTTGCTTGTAATTGGGGAACAACATAATCTAACATAAATTCCCATTCTGGATGGTCATTTAAAAATCCCATTCTAGTTTCTCCCCATCTTTGAGATAAAATTTTAACCTCATATTTATCTGATTCTATTAGAGCTTTTACAAAATCTCTAGATCTTGCCCCATATCCTGAATAGGTGTTTACGGGAGCGCTTATAACAAATGTATTTTTCATTTAATATTCTAATTTGTGGTTTAATTGTCTTGTTTTATAATCTGTATCTTTCGAAAATGTGAAAGATTTTCTGGGAGTCCAAGTTGAGAATAATTTATCAATACATTTAGTAAAATTCTGACCCATTTTTTCAGCTGTAAATCCAGCTTCATCACTCATAGCCCATTCTCTACCAGAATTACCAATTCTTTGTCTTTCATCTTTAGACATTTTATATAGTTCTACAATTCTATCTTTTGCATCCCTAAAATCACATCTACTATCCCAAATATAAGGAGTAATTGGAGAACCAACCATCCCCATAGCTTTAGGATAAACAGATAATGCCCATTCTCCGTGTTCTGTATAGGTCCCAAATTGATTAGAAGGCATTTCAATAGAATTAGTATACCAATTACCTTTTTCATCAACAAATCTCATTTGATCTTGCATACCACCTGTTACATTAGCAATAAATGGAGTACCTGTAAGTAATGATTCAGTTAATGATAATCCCCAACCCTCAGCTGCTGATAATAATATTACACCATCAGCCATATTATAAAGATAATTCATATGAGTGTATGGAAGTTTTTGATTGGAAATTACTACGGTTTCATCATCATCACCAAATAGATATTCAATTACTGCTGGTAGGTCTGTTCCATGATCACTTACAGGATCTGTGTGTAGTATAAATAATACTTTTTCTTTTTCTTTTTCAGTTAAAGAGTCTACAAATAATTTCCAAGCTGTTAATGCATCTGGGATTGATTTTCTTCTAATATTTCTTGAATTAAAAAATAAAATAAAATCTCTTTCTTTTCCTAAAGTTAATGCATTTTTAAATTCTTCATATTCTTTATTATAGTCATCAGACATTGGAAAGAATTTTTTATCATCTAACCCATGAGGAACATATTCAATAACTTTATTACTTGCTTTATCACCTAAAACAATTTTATTAATAGCTACTGTTTGTTTAGAAATACCAAATAAAGCATCACAAGATTCATAAAATTCCTCATTATATTGAGGTGCAGGCATATCATCCCAAATGTTAAGATACGCTATTGGAATTTTAGCTCTAATTTCATCTTCCATTTGGAAGACCCATTGAAAATATCTTGGGTCTGTAATTAATAATATAGCATCTGGTTTTTCTCTTTGAATTACTGCTCTTAAAGTATCAGGATTACCATACCCATCTACAGGATATAAATTACAATAAGCATCTTCAACTTCCATTTCAGTTTTGATATGGGGAGCAAAATCTTCAACTTTACCTTTATCAGGATGTTTTACTGAACCTGCAATTTGACACCAATTATATCGATGAGCAGTATTTAAAACAATCTCTCTTCCAATTTGAGCAACACCCGAATGAACTCTAATATCATCCGTGAGTAATAAAATTTTCTTTCTATCACTTTGTTTAATATAACCTTCTTTCATTTAATTTTATTTAATTATTAATTTCTAAATTTGTTTGAGAATTTATTTTTTTTCTAAAATCTTCATCTGTAAGATACAAAAAGATAGCTCGATCTGCAAGTTTTTGGAAACTAAATTTTCTTTTTACACATTCGATTTTGAAATTTTCAAATAAGTTACTTTTTACTTTTACACTAGTAAGTGTCATTTCTTTCTTGTCCATAATTTTAATTTTTAATGTATATTTATCTATACGTATGTACGGATTCTAAAAAGTTGCCGAACATAAATGCGTTTTATTAAAAGGACACCAATTACAATTATTATTAGGGTTATTAGGGGTTGGTTGATGGTCTACATCAGCATATCCTTTTTGATTAAATACTTTTGTAATAAATTCATCTAAAGCTTTTGTAGCTCTATTCATTTTTACTTTTCCTGAAGCCGGAACAAATTGTTGTATTCTAGGAATTACATAATCTTCACTTTCATAAAGTCTTCGTTTAACAATAAAAAATTCAATGTTTATATTTTCTAAAGGTATGTTAAATGTTTCACTAAAGAATTTTTTATATAATATTAATTGAAATTGTTTATCCTCATCTTTTTTGGCTTTAGCATTCCATCCAGATGTTGATGTTTTTATATCAAGTATATGAAATTGATTTGTGGGCTCATGGTATAGTACAACATCCAAGAAACCTTGGTATAATACGTTGTTATAACGTTTATTAGGCGATATCATTATAGGTACCTCACAACCTGCAAGATACCAACCACGTTTGCTAAAATATCTACTTCTATTTTTCTTTAAATAATTAATAATAGTAACCCCATCATCATAAAATTCTCTTAATTGTTCTGGGGTACTAAAATGGGTTTCATTGTTTTTTTTATATTGTTTGGCATATTCTTCTCTTAAACAATCTTCAAACATACCTATAATATCTTCTCTATCAGCAGCTGCAGCACTTTTATCATACATTATTGTTAAATAGTGCTGAACTGCTTCATGTAGAGCTGTACCAAATATTGTGTGAATTGTTGGGGTGTATTGTTTATGACCTTCTTTATATTGAAGTGACCATTTTTTAGGACATTGTCTAAACATAGAAAGTTGAGAATATGAAACATTTTTTTGATACCCATAGTTTAGGGGTTCTGGTTCATAATTTCTAATTTCTTTTACAATACTTGGTATCTTTTTCTTACCCATTTTTATATATTATTTTACCCATTTAATATAATTAGTATAATAAGCATAACCGTGTACTATATTAGTACTTAAAAATACTTCTAAATCAGGATATCTAGATTTCATTATTCTAGGTGTTAAATCTGGTTGGTGGTGAATTTCTGATTCTACCCCACCAACAGCTCCTTGTTCATGTAGATAAGGAACAGCTACCATACATTTAATTCCTTTTGATGTGATATCTTTGATTAATTTTTGTGCGGGTTCAACTTTGATATGTTCTAATACATCTCCAATTATGATATAATCATAATCATCATAATCAAAGTTTAGAATATCTCCTACAATAACATTATTGTAGTAACGATGAAGGCCATATTCTTTAATATAGGGTTCATGAATTTCTAAAGCATCAATATGTAAATCTTGTAAATTTGATCCCCATACTCCAATCCCAGCTCCTACATCTAGGATTTTATTTCTATAAGGAAGATGTTCTAGAACTACAGTACGAATATGTTCATACATTACATCTTTAAAAGTATTAGTACTTGATGGCATCTTATTTAATTTAAATTGTTATTATTATTTTTTCCACTTATTGCGTCCTACTAGTAAGCCAATTATACCATAATTAGCAATATCAATAAAAGTATCTTCCATTCCCTCTCCTTTAACAAAATTTCTCCCATTAACTAAAAGATTTTTTAAACGGGATATTTTATCTGTAAGTCTAATAGCTAAACCTGTTAATGAGAATTTTTTATCATCTTCATTATTTATAATATCTCCCCCTAATGCAATATTGTTTAAACCATAATCCATATGTTTGCGAGCAAACATTTCATACATTTCTGATTGAATTTCTTTAAATTCATTAGATAATTCTGGGTATTCTGATTCGAATATTTCTATGGTTGATTGGGGTTGAGATTTATTATCATCTATACTATCAAAATATTTTTCTACTGTACTACTCATTGATCAAGGTTTTTTGGTTAAAATAAACTTTTAAAGTATTAATTCTGTCATCAGCCTCCACTAACATAGTAAGAGCTTCTTCAGCATTTTTATAAAAATCCTCAGTAGAATGATCACCAATACCTACTGCTTTATTACCCAATAATTCTAGTGATAATAATGCTTTTGATTTATCAGCTTCTGCGGATTTCATAAGCATATTAAATAGTTGTGTTGTCATATTTTAAATAATTTGGTTATTTCTTTTTTTTCTTTTCCTATAGATTTAAGAATGTTTTTAATTTCTTCTTTACCTATAATGTCAATATAATGATCTGCTTCGTGGGATCCAACTTCAAAATAACCAGCTATTAATTCAACTAACTCTTTATTTTTTGATTTAATTTTAGATTTAATATACTTATTCCATACTTTTTTCTTAGGAATCATATTACAATAAAAATTGTAAATACCTATTTTATCTGTAGGTAAAAATCTTTGAGCCATATTAGATATCTCTATATTGCTTTGTCCCATAGACATAAATCTATGAACCATATAAGAATTCCAGCTCTCCCAATCTTTCTCACTAAATTGAGAGGCTGGAGTTTTCCTAACAGTAATTTCGTCTAACCAATCCCAAAGCTTCATTAGGCAATAATATGATCTTTATACTCTTCTCTTAAATCCGCAGGGATAGTTTCATTTAAAATTTTACCTGTTGAAGGGTCATAAAATACTGGAATTGGCATTAGCATCTTCTTCAGCTCCTACTACGAATTTAGATACTTTACGCAATAATACTCCTTGTTGAAATACTACTCCACCTTCAGGTGTTTTCATAGATGTAGTGTTTTTAACATCTACATTCATGTTCATTTGTTGTTGTTGATTTGCCATTTTTTTAATGTTTTTTGTTTTGTTGTTTAAAATCAATTATAAATCCAATCGCTACTAAAATATTAAGACCTACACTAGCGATTATTTCATGCAAGTCTTTATATACATTTAAAGATAAATGAACATGCCCAATCATCCAAAATGGAATAGCCATTTGTTGGCTGTACCATATTAGGGCAAATTCAATAAATTTTTTCATTCTACTTTTATTACGCATTTAGGAATAAAATAAGTTTTTAATTTAGTATCAAAATATTGATGTTTCAAAGATTGGTTAGAGTCATTTTTTATTGAAATTTCTATAGGTGTAATATCAAAATCTTCATTTAAAATATTATATGATTGTTTTGCTATATTATTTACTACACCCCCATTAGGATTATTAAAAAATGAATATATTCCTTTAGGTTTTAATAAATTTTTAACATTTATATCAAATTCTTTTTGGGATTCTAACCAAGTATCAAAATATATTCCATCAAATTTAGGTAAATATTTTATTACTTCTTGCCAAGGTTTAAATATAACTTTTACATTAGGTTTTTTCAACCAACCATCTTCAATTATTTTTCTTTGTACATCTGGGTGGGATTCTATTATCCAATGTGTTTTAGGATTCCAATTTTGGATATAGCTATCAATAAAACCTAACCCAAATCCTACATTAAGAATATCTCCCCCATTTTTACAAATTTCAAAAGCACTATATTTCATAATGTTTTCTTCCCACCCCATCATAATAGCACTACCATTTGAATCTAATAAAAGATTATCATCAGTATATGTTAATTTTTCATTATGATAATTAGGGTTAATATTCATTATAAAGTAATTAATTGGTTAATTAAAGCCATACAGTTTATTTCTTTATCAATTCTAAAATTAGATTGGTAAGTATATTCATTAATATAATATGCTACCATTCCTTCTTTATCTGGTGCAAATTCATGGGCATTATCATAAAGATAACGATATAACTCTTCAAAATCTTGAACATTAGCATCTGCAATTATTTGTCTAATAGTTTTAAAAGATTTGGATTTATATGTTTTAGATTTAGATAATTCACTAACTACTTCAGACATATAATTAGATGATACTAATATAGATTTATCAATCTTTAATTTGTTATCTTGGGTTGATAGTTGAACGGTATTTAAACATTTACGTAAATCAGGGTAGAATTGATTAACTATGATTTTAAGATCTTTTATATCATAATTTGTACCTTCTTCTTCCATAATCCAAGCAATATGTTTTGCTACATCAGTTTTAGTTGGTGGAACTATTTTTAATGTTTGACATCTTGATTGTAATGGATCAATGATACGTTCTACATAATTACAAGTTAAGATAAACCTAGTAGTACGCGAAAACGTTTCAATGACATTACGGAGAGAAGCTTGCGCCTGTATAGTAAGAAAATCAGCTTCATCCAAAATGACCACTTTAAGTGATTTAAAACTAGCTGATGATGCAAACCCTGAAACTTTATCTCTAATCGTTTCAATACCACGTTCATCCGAGGCATTAATATAAAGATGCTCACAATCAAGATTTTTAACAATGAGTTTAGCAAGAGTTGTTTTTCCCGTTCCTGCAGGTCCATAAAATATAAGATTTTGAATATCGTTTTGTCCTAGATATTGTTTAATACTTTTTTTAATATGATCATTCCCTACATAATTATCTAAATTAATGGGACGATACTTTTCTACTAATAAACTATGATTCTTATTCATACGTGAATATAATAACTTTTATTTAAAAAACCAAATTTAAACACCTTGTCTAAATTCTCCATACATACCATATACTTTTGGAGATTCTTTTTTAACTTCTACTTCTGATTTTTGGATAGCATATAATTTACTATCCATAGGATCTAATCTAAAAGCACCATTAAAATTTGTTTGATGAAAAAATGCTTCTAAAGCATCTGTTAAATTACCAAATACTTCTTTTTTAGGGTCCCCCACAAGTGACCAACGGTCACCTGGGGGTACTCTAGTTGCTA